TGCGCCCGCTCGCTCACGCCCTTGATGTAAACCTCGCTCGGCTGCACCTCAGCGTCAGGCACCTCGGGTAGGTAGAGCTTCGTCCCCGTTTGCTGCCCGGCCCAGACCAACGAGCCCTCCCAAACGTCCGACACGCCGTCGAAGAGCACGAGGCACTTCTTGCCTTCGTACTCGCCACCTGGAACGTGGTCGCACTCCATATCCTCGGCACCGCAGATCGAGCACGCCTCGCGCGAGACGAACACGGTGGGCGACACCTCCGCGATGATGCCCTTGTCAATCCGCGAGGCAATCACCTGGCACTCAGGGTCGTTGCCCATGAAGAAGTCAACCCAGAGCTGCGTCGCGCCGTCTGCCTGCTCCGTGCCCGCGTCAAAGAAACGGCCTACAGGCAGATCATTGCTCGTGAACGTCGCGTGATTCCTGAGCACCGGCTTGCCGATGATAAGCCCCGCCGCATCCGCCAACGCCCGCGCGGTGAAGGCCCACGGTACGCCGTCCATCGGGCGGTCATTCATCAGGTACATCCCCCGCACGATCACGTCCTCGGGCTTCAACTCCGCGAGCACTTGCGGCAGCGCGTTGATCTTCGCCATTTGCTCGGCGGTCGCGCCGCCCTGCGCCAGTGAGCGCCACGTTACCCGTAGCGGTTGCCGGTAGAGCACTAGCTTCCTCACCCCTTGCCCCCTCTCACCATCCGCGCTCGCCGCCACTGCCAGCGGTTGCCGCAACGTGGACACTCGGCCCACTCCTCGCGCTCGTTCACCTGCACCGCCTGCATACAACTCTTGCGCGGGCACATCACCGTCCGCCAGCGTCCGCGCCGCTTAGGTTCCCGCGTGAATACGCTCAAGTGCAATCCCGTCTCCGTTGCCCGAGGGCTCGGCACGCATGAACGATTGCCAGCGGGCCCACTTCGCAAGCTCCTGGCTCAGCACCGGCAAGAGCGAGCAACGGCAGTTTGCAGATTCGCCAACGGGCGCGTTTGGATCGCCTGGGTACGACATGAGCGCCGTTCCCACGACAAACTTCCCGTCGAGCGGAACCTTCTGCCCGTCCAACTCGGCATACGCCGGGTCCTCCGCGTGCCGCTTACCTAGCCCGTCGCGCGCCGTCAGCCATTCCTGCATTTCAACGATCCCATCGGTTTGCTTCCACGCCTCGTTGGTGGCGAAGTTGTAGACCCGCGTGGTCTCGGTGCGCCCAATGAGCGCCGCGCGCCACGTCTCTGCGTCCGCGAATGCCTCGTCCACGCGCGTGATGATCCCCGCCAGCGTATCGTCCTCGCGCACCCCGGTAGCAATCGCGTCGCGGATGCGCGCCGTCGTGGTCTCGTCCACCTGGCTCAGCACGCGCACGCCCTCGTTGCGCACGAACGCTTCGCAGGCTGCGTTTCGCATGTTGAGGTCGATGTCGAGCGCGATGTCTGACAGCGCCTCGGCGCCGCGCTCGGCAATCAGCTTGCGCACGAAGCGGTCGAACTCCTCCGCGTCCTCGGGCACGGTCAGCGGGACGCGATCCGAAGCGATGCTGACCAGCCGCACGCCACGCCCAAGCGCCGCGGAGTGCGACTCCAGCCACGCCCGCACGCGCGCACGCTGCCGCTTGAACATCGCCCGGAACCACGCTTCGGTCGCCGCCTCGGCCCGCGACAGCTTCACGTCGGCCTGGCGTCGCAACTCCTCGCGCCGCTCCCCTTGCGCGGCGAGGGCGATAGCCGCCGCGTCCGTGCGGTCCTTGGCCAGTCCGCGGCCACCGTCCCCGCCGAGCCCCGCGAGCGGCGAGGTCGGAATCCACAACTCATCGTCCCGCGCGTTGCCCGTCGGCTCCAGGTTCAGCCTATCGCGCGCCTCATTCACACGCATGATCGGCCGACCCGTCATCGTCACCAACGAACGCGACTGATCCCACGCCATTGCCTGCAGCGCTGGGACGCGGCTCATGTCGTGCTCGACTACCAAGTCCGGCCCGAACAGCGAGCACAAGCGCTCGTTGAGCACCGCGTCGATCATCGTCACCGTGCGTTTGATCGTGCCGGTCCAGTAGATTTGCTCGTCTACGTTCGCGCCCGACTGCCCGAGGTTCGCGCCTTCCTTGATGCCCAAGCGCCACGGCGGGACACCAATCGCGCGGCAGATTTCAGCGTTGATCTCGGCTAGCATTTCCTTGATCTGCATCTCCGAGAGCGTGAGCCCACGCCGCACAAACTCCAAGCCCTCGACGATCACCGCGCGCCACGCCTTGTCATAGCCGGAATGCAGCCGATCCATGCGGTCCATCATCGCCTTGAAATCGGCGTCATTGAACTTACGGGTAGCATCCTTTACGTTCCAGACGCCCGCGACCATGCCGCCCTTTTTGAAAAACTCGCGCAGCCAGATCAAGGCGTAGAACTTCGCTTCGTACATCGCCTGCACCGGCTCCAGGCGCGCCATGCCGGTAGGCTGATCGTCGGGCGTGTAGTCGCGGAAGTGAATCATGTTGCGCGGGTCAATCGACTCGCGGACGCCGCGGTTGTACCAGTAACGCCGGATGCCGCGGTTCTCCGTCGTCTCCACGTCCATCATGTGCGCAGGCAGCAGCCAGATTTCAGCCGGCGCGCCGCCGAACGATTGCAGGAACCAATAGGCGTTGCCGCAGATGTAGAGCGAGCCCACCGTCGCCGAGCGCAGCGAGTAGCCGGTCTCGATGGGATTCGCCTTGAGCAACAGGTCCGGCAGGTTGCCGTCCGCGCGCTCGATCTCCGTCCGCTTGGTGCCGCGCACACGGTAGACGCGCAACGGCAGCGACGCTACGTCATGCTGAATCTGCCCAATCGCCGCCTGCACGATAGGCACCCTGCGGAAAGCGTCACGATGATTCGCCAGCGCGTCCTGCGTCATCCACGGATGATTGAGCAACCACGACGGCCAGTCGGGCACGCGCGCGGCAGTCGGACGCTGCAAGAGCGCCTGCGCGGCAGCGACGATACGAGCGCGGAGGCTCATCCCCACACCCCCACTCGCGGCGCGCTCGCCATGCTGTGAAACAGATAGCGGCAGGCGTCGAAACCGTGATTGTCGCGATCCACTGGCAACTCGCGCGTCAGCCCGCGCTGCGCATCGCTCTCCGGCACGCGCCGCCAGCGGATCGAGCCTAGCTCCCGCTCGGTGCACGTAGGCTTGCCCTCGCGCGCCAGCCGCGCGTCCTGCTCGACCAGCGCGTCACGCACGTACAGCAAGCGCGGGCCGCCGGGCTGCGTCGGGTCGAGCAACGTGATGAGCGTTTGGATGCCAGCGAGAATGTCCTTGTCCGCCGGGTGCGTCCACACGCCCGCGCGAGCGAACGTCTCGCGCTCCTGCCGCGCATGGTCGCTGAAACTCCACGCGACGGAGAGCGCCTGCGCCTGCGGCAGGAGTGCCGAGAACGACGCATCCGCGCCACAGAGTCCCGTCAGGGTTTCCCGCTCCTGAGCCTCAAGCCGCAGGATGTCCGTCGCGTGGTCCTCGTTGGCGCGGCCCGTCAGGTAGATTTCGCGGTAGCGATACCAGCGCTCAAGGCCCGGCTCGCGTGCATACCACGAGCAGACGAACGGGTCCACGTAGCCGAAGTCAAGCGTGCGCCCGCGCTCCCAGTCGGGAGGCGGCAGGCCGCCCCATGCGCGCCACGCCTCGGGCGCGTTGACGATGTGAATGTCAGGGTCCCACGCCTGGAACACCATGCCCTCGAAACGCGACCAGCGGTTGAGGTAATAGCGCTCGCGCCAGACGCCCGTGAGGCGCTGCATCTTGTCGCGGTAGCGCTCGGGCGCGCGGTCGAGGTTGTCGCCCGGCGCGCAGTTGATGACCTCCGCCGTCACCTTGCCGTCAGCGTCGTGCAACACACGCGAGCCCAAATCGAATTGGTAACGCCGGTTCGCCCAGTGTTCGGGATCGTCAGGGTTGAACAAGAGCACCGTGCGCCCATCAGGCATCCCCGGCTGTCGCGCGCTGCGCCCGTTCGCCATCTCAAACTGCTCCAGCGTGAGCTGCTCCGCTTGGTCCACGATCACGATTGCGAAGTCGGACGAGAGCAACCGGTCGGGACGGTCGAGCCCCACGCAGTAGATCAGCGATTGCTTGCCGTCCACCGGCGGAAAAAAGAGCGTGCTCACATCCTGCTTCCAGCCCCAGCGGCCTCGCGTATGCCAAGTCTGGAACTGGGGCGGCAGCACCTCGAACAACCGCTTGAGCGTGCTCACCGTCATCGAGGCTCGCTCCTCGCGGCAGAGCGCGACCCACGCGCCAGGATGCTGCTCGCAGTAGGCCCAGGCCAGGACGCACGCGCCGTAAGTCTTCGCCGAGTACCAGCCGCCAGAGATCGCCACCTCGGGCGCGGTGGACACGATCAGCCGTCGCTGCGCCTCGGTAGCCACGCGGATGGTGCGCTGGGGCTTCGCGTCCGCTGCCGCCACACCCATCAGCACCACCACCGCACACAGGACGGCAAACGTAGCGCGCACGTCATCCGTCC